GTTGTATCTAGTTCACATTACGATGATGCAGTATTACTTATGAGAAGTTATGGTGTCTTTGGAGAAAACAAAACATTGTCAGGAACAGAATTTGGTCAAATAGGTTTTAGTGATTTATCTAATAAAGGTGGTGCAACTGTTATAGATATATATAATCCTTTTAATTCAAGTCTTTACACTGCAGCAAATTGGCAAAATGCAGGTGTATCAAGTATTGGAACTCCTGCAAGAAAAGCTATTGGACTTTTAAGAGTTGCTGAAAGTCATACAGGAATTAATTTTCTTAGCTCTGCTACTATATTAAATATTAGAGCAAGAGTATATGGAGTTAAAGCAACATAATGGAAGCTATAGAACAAGTAAAATCAACAACAGTAACAAGTGCTGTATCTTCAGTAATCATGGATGGTGTTACAACTGATCATGTGTATATGTTAGTAGGTAAAGGTATTACTATTAACACAGACACTGCTTATCTACATACTAGATTTACTAAAGTTGTTAGCGGTGCATCACAACCACAAACTGCTGCACAGTATGATTTTGCTAATTTAATTTTAAAACCAGATGGTGCTTTCGAAAATTTCGCATATCCAAGTAGAACAGAAATGTATTTTGCTAACAGTCCAATAGGTGCTTCAGCAGGAGAAAGTAGTAGTTTTGTTTATTATTTATTTAATTTTAATAATTCAAGCCAATATAGTTACATAACTATAGAAGATAATGTTTTTAATTCAACTTCATCTACTGCTCATGGCTCACAAGGGGCTATGCAATATGGAGTTGCAGAAGCTCATAATGGAATAGTAATCACAGGAGATTCTACTACAATTACTGGTGGAACCATCACATTGTATAAAATTAATAATTAATGTGCTAACATAGGAGAGATATGGCAACAAAAGAAGAACTAACAACTGAAGCTACAGCAGAAATAGAAGCTGCTAAGCCAATGTACAAGCTAGTTAATAACGAAAAACTTGAATATACTGATACTGATTATGCACAAGCTGTAACAGACTTGGCTAATAGAAAATGGAATACTCAACAATTTGGTTATATAGAAGCTAGACAAGAAGCGTATGGTTTTATTGGAGATCAATTAGACATGCAGTATAAAGACATTTTAAATGATACTACTACATGGAAAGATCACGTAGCTAAAGTTAAAGCTGATAATCCAAAACCTGAATAATTTAGTATGATATAATTCTTGTTATGGATTTTGTAACAGGATTTTTAATAGGTTATTTTTTAAAAATAATTTTTACATATCTAAAAAAAATAAGTGAAAGTAATTTTAAGAACGATCTGTATCTTAACGAAGATTGGGATTGGATTTCACTTAAGAAAGATGACTTACCATAAATGACACACAACAATGGCTACACACAGAAAGAATTACTTAACATGGTCATTGAACGACTTGATAGATTAGAAGAAAAGCTAGATGCAAAACTAGATAAAGCAGAGTTTTATAAAGTATTAACGCTATTCGTAGCATTAGGTGGAGTTGTTGCTGCAATTGTAATGTAATGTTTAGGATTCTCCTGGCATTATTTTTATTAATACCTACTCCTGTATTCGCAGAAGAAGTACCTGGCGAAGTTACAGTTCAAGAAGATTTTAGTGATAATACTTATCAATCAGGTTTAACTATTAGTGGTGGTAATCAAGCTGCATATATTTATTGTAATGAACAAGGCAGGTATGGAACTACAGGTTGTTCATTAGCTATACAAAGTGGTACTTATGTCTTTGAATTTGCAGAAGATGTATATGAAGTAGGATTTTTAGTAGGTGCAGTAAATAATTCTTATTCTGTTAAATATTATTATTCAGATAGTACAGAAGAAACAGAAAACAAATCTGCACAATCTTGGGGTAGTGATGGTAATAATATGTATGATGATTTTTACAAATCATTTACTGATTACAACAATGATGAATCTAACACAGATAAGTTTATTACAAAGTTTGAAGTTACAATAACAGATATATCTGTATTAGATACATTGTACTGGCAATATGTAGATGTAAGCACTATTCCTACAACTACTACAACTACTACAACTACTACAACTACTACTACTACAACTACTACTACTACTACTACTGTGCCACCTCCTCCACCTCCTCCACCTCCTCCACCACCAAAGGTAGAAGTTGTAATGGATGATGGTTCTACAGCAGAATACGAAACTTATGAAGTAGAAGATGGTACTGTAGAAAGAGATAATCAAAGGAAAAAGAATGAAGAGCTTTATGGTTGTTATATTACTGATGCTGCTTTGGAACGTGGTGATTGCGAAATACCTGAAGAAGTTATAGAAGAAGAAGTTATAGAAGAAGAAGTTATAGAAGAAGAAGTTATAATAGTTGTTGATGAAGAACAACCAGATACCGAAGAAGAGCTTCCTGATGATGATGTTGTGGTACTTGAATTGGAGCTTGAAGATGAAGTGGAAGAACTTGAAACTATTACAGAGGAAGATATTGTTGAAGAGGAAGTTAAAATTGATGTCAAGGAAATTGAAGAAGAGTTTAAGTTTGAAGAAGAAGAAATTATATTTGAGGACATTTCTGAAGATATAGTTATTGTAGTAGAGGAGGAAAAAGTTGAAGAGGTTGAAGAGATTACAGAAGAAGTTTTGGTTGAGCCAATACAGGAAGATGTTGAGGAGAGACCAGTTGAGGATCTTACAAAAGAAGAAGTAGCTGAAGAAGTTGCAGAGATTGAAGAAGTTATTGTTATAGAGATAGAGATAGCAACTGAAGAAGAGATAGAGGAATTTACAGAAGAGGAGTTAGTAGAATATGAAGAAGCAAAAGAAGAAGCTATACAAGAGTATGTACAAGAGCTTACCAACGAAGAAGCATCAGAGGTCCTAACAGAAGTAAATGATGTTGGTGTACAGAATTTAGACCAGGTATCAGAAGAAGTACAAGAAGTTGTACAAGCGGTAGTAGAAGAAGCTATAGAAAATGTTGAAGAACTTACGGAAGAACAAGTTGAAGTTGTTGCTGAAGTATTACAAGTTGAAACTCAAGATGTTGCTATCGTTGCAGAAGCAATTAAATCAGATGAAGTAGTAGCTGAAGCAGTAGAAGAGTATGTAGAAAGAGCTGTAGAAAATACAGATATAGAAGATTATACCTTAGCAGACGTGGTTGTTGAGGTTCAAATAGAGTCATTTATTGAAGATCCAATAGGTACTTTGATAGATGTCGATTTATCTAATGTGGTAATATCTAATATAGGTAAAGATATGACACAAGATCAACGTGAAAAAGCACAAGAAGTTGTAGTTCCAGTAATTATTGCTAGGATTGCAAGTTTAGTTGGGTTAGCAATGAGGAGATTCTAATGCCACATGCAGATAGAAAAGCATCTATGTTAAAAAAACACGGATTAAAAGGTGTCAATAAACCTAAGAGAACTCCAAAGCATGGTAGTAAATCACATGTTGTGCTTGCACAAGAGGGACATAAAATAAAATTAATTAGATTTGGACAACAAGGTGTATCTGGAGATAAAGGTAATACTGCTAGGTCAAAATCTTTTAAAGCAAGACACAAAAAAAATATTAAGAAAGGTAAAATGTCAGCAGCATTTTGGGCAAACAAAACTAAATGGTAAAAAAAGTAACATCCTGGATTATTTCAATTATAAAAGAAACTTTAAATTTAAGCTGGACTCTTGTTGGTTTGGTAATTGCAACACTAACATTAACAGGAACCGCACAACAAGTTACAGGATTAGCAACAGTTACTACTCTAGTTATATGGTTGCTTACTATGAATTTTAGAAAAGATAAACCAGAAAATAATAAGAGAAAGGTTAGTAGATAATGGATTGTTGTGGTAACGGTTGTTGCGGAGGAAAGTAATGTGCATGGTTACAACTAAAGAAGATGGATCATTTGTACAAATATGTAATTGTTTACACGGTAGTCAACATTGCCAGGAAATAAAATGAAATTACAAGTATTGAGATTTAGTTCAGAACCAGATAGTACATCAGGTATATTAATGGATGTTACTAATGCTATGAATAAAAAGTTTTTAGCATACACAATAGAAGATGAGTATAGAGAGGACAAGATCAGAGGTGAAACGAGAATACCTGCTGGTACTTATCCAGTTGTGTTAAGAGCAGAGGGTGGATTTTATTCACGTTATGTTAAATCTTATGGAGAAGAGTTTCATGGTGCAGGTATGCTGTGGATTAAAGACGTACCTGGATTTGAGTGGATCTTAATCCATAAAGGTAATGACGAATCAGCGACCATGGGTTGTTTAATTTTAGGAAATTCACAAGAGAGCAACATTGTGAAACCAAAGGGTTGGGTAGGAAGTTCAGGTTCTAATTACGCAACTACCTATCCTTATATAAGAGATGCATTAGTTAAAGGAGAGAAAGTAACAATACAATATGTTGATTATGATACTCAAGCTAATCCATTTACTAAGTTAAAAAGAAAAGCTAAAGCACCAGCAAAAAAAGTTACTAAAGTATATGAACCAAGGAAAGGATGGTGGAATTAATGCCTAACATGCCAGGTAAAAAGAAGAAAAGATATTCTTCAAAGCGCAAAAAAAAAGCAACTAAATACTAGGAATTATATAATTATAAAATGTCCTAGTTGTGATCGTCCTTTAATTTATAAAGGTAATAATTTTGTGTGCTTAAACAGAGAGTGTAGGCATTTTAATAAAAACCAATTTAATACAAATAAAAGATAGAAATGTCGTATATGTATAGTATAATTTTAGTATGAGTTTATTTGAAAAAAGTAAAAGAGCAAGAAACCAGGACGGTACGTTTAAGAAAGACGTATGGTGGACTCCATGGTCAGACACATGGGAGTATAAATTGAGCGAAGAACTCAAAGATATGTTAGAGCGAACCTTTTGGACATTCGTTGAAGCATTTCTCGGAGCGTTAGTCGTAGCACCATTAGCTGGAGTTGAGGCAGAGACACTTCAACTTGCAGCATTAGCTGGTGGTGGAGCTGCATTAGCAGTTGTTAAGACATACGCTAAAAAACAAATAACAAAATAATTACTTGAGAAAGGTGGTTTCTATTGAGTAGTAAGAAATCTCAAAGTAAGTTACAGGAACTTACTAAGAGTCAGCAGGACGTATCACACAATACTAAAGCTCCAATACCTACTCATCCGCAAGGATGGGAACCAGGTGTTAGCTTTACACATGGTAATAAAAAAGGAACTATAACTTCCAGACCAACTACTAATGCAAGTCCTAAGTTTGAGGACTTGTTAAGAGACTGGGGATTCGATCCTAATCATTACACAATATTAGAAAATACTTTGCAAGTCAGGACCTGGGATATGAATATGGGTTCAGGAAATGTGCAACAAGCATGGTATTATCGTGCAACTATTGTTGCTAATGATTTAGCTTTATCAGATAAAGATTATGACAGACTCTTAAGTTGGATAAAGTCTCACAAAAGAAAACCAAAACCAAAAGTTACAAGACCTAACAGATCTTTTTTTGTAGCCATATCTGATTTACAATTAGGTAAACGTGATGGCGGTGGGACAGAAGCTATCATAGAAAGATTCTTAGACAAAATAGATAAAGTAAAAGAACGATATGAATTTTTACGTAAAGCAGGCATGGAGTTTGATCAACTTACTATCGTAGGATTAGGTGATATTGTCGAGGGATGTTTAGGGTTTTATCCCGATCAAACTTTTTCAGTCGAATTAGATAATAGATCTCAAATAAAAGTAGCACGTAAGTTGATAGCTAAAGCCATAGTAGAGTGGTCTAAAGATTTTGATCTTGTAGTTGTCGGTGCAGTCCCAGGTAATCATGGAGCCAAACGAGTATCTAAAGGTGTAGCACCTACTGGTGAGATGGACAATTCAGACTTAGAAGTTTTTGAACAGCTTGGTGAAATCTTTGCACAGAACGAAACATACAATCATGTCAAATTTATTATTCCTGATGAGCCACATTTAACTTTTAATATATGCGGTACTGTTTGTAGTTTTACTCACGGTCATGCTATTGGTGGCGGGGGAGGTAAGCCAGAAGTTAAAGTTATGAATTGGTGGAAGAATCAAGCATTTGGTTGGCAACATCCAGGAGATTCTAAGTTGTTAATATCAGGTCATTACCATCATTACATACATAAAACAGATCCTCGTAGTTGGTTTCAAGTTCCTAGTTTAGATGAGTCTACATGGTTTAAACATCAAACAGGTAAGAGTACACAACAGGGTGTGTTTACATTAGTTATAGAGGAAACAGAAAGAGGGTATTCAAATGCAGAGGTCGTCTGATTTATTTGGAGATGAAGAACAATTAAAACAATGGTGTATAAATTTACATAACTCTTTAGGTGGATTTGAAGTTACTAAAACAATAACGTTATCAAAAAAAAATATGACAAAAGTAAAATCATTATGTGAACAATTTGTGTTGGAATGGAATACAAATATGCTTGCAGCAATTAAAAGTGCAGAGGAGGAAGAGTGAAAATAAAAATAATAGTTTCTAATGGTGGTGAATTTAAAGACATAGATTTTATAGATGCCCCTATGCACATACCTATGGATGTAGAAGTAGTACAAGAAGAAGAAGAATAATAATGGGTGGTTGGTTGCCATGTTTCAAATGTAATAATTATTTTCACACACACAATGGCGGTGCTTATATAAATGATGAAAGTTATTGTGAACGTTGTGCAAGCGAAATAGAAGCATATTGGGAAATGAAAGAAGAAGAATAATAATGCGTAAAGACGATTGGGTATATTTACAAGATGGTACAAAAGTACACGTTTCCTGGATTAATACAGAATTTGAGGAAGAATGACTACATGTAATGTTTGTAGTGCTGATATAGATTTAGATGCAGGAGATATAATTGGTTCATTTGGAATAAGTCCAGTTGCTTTTTGTGTGTGGTGCTACTCTTCCATGATAGATATGGTTAGACAAACTACAATGTGTAAGTGTGAAGAAGAATGATAAACAAAAAAAGTGATCTATTGCTAGACCACTTTTCTGTTCGTTTGTTATTGAGGTACGGAGGTACATCTTTGAAACGATATAAAATTATACCATACCTTTATTTAATACTTGCAATTTTTTTATTTTTTTTTAGAATAATATTATGAAGAAAAAACAAATATCAATAATGTTTACTGACACAAGTGTAAGAGATTACATTGTAACTGCTGACAGTATAGAAGAATGTGAAAAAATATTTGATATGATTTGGTTGCACAAAGAACAAAGCATACAAGATTTATGTTTTCAATATAATGTAAATGCTAAAACAAAGTTATGGGTACACTACGAAATGAATGATAAAATCATAGCTTCGTATGATGATGAACCTATGAGGTTAGATACAAAGGAGGACGAATAATGGACGACAAAGTATATAAGAAGTTGACGGCACATTTTAAAGATGATGAAGTAAAGGCACCACCAACAGGTAAGTACGGAAAGTATGTACCACACCACTTAATTACTAAAAGATTAAATGATGTAGTGCCAGGAAAATGGAACTTTACAATGAAAAAAGAAATAAGAAATAAAGAGGGAGAACTTGAGGGTGTTGTAATGAGTCTATATATTGAGGGATTACAAGGACCTAATGATGAGGTTGGTGATGTAGATAGAAATGATAAACAGAATGGTAAAAGAACTGAATCAGAATTATTAAAGCTAGCATTTAGTGATGCTTTAAAACGGTGTGCCATGAGATACGGTATCGGGCTTCATTTGTGGACTGGATTACCTGAAGAAGAATTGTGGAGTATGTCGTCCGATTCAACAGCGAAGCAAGCAACTGAATTGGAGGAGGTAGAAACTAAATCTGTACCAGTTGCAGAGCAGACACAGACACCACCTCCTAATTCAGTAAATGCTCCAGGTAATCAATTAGAAAACACTAAAAAAATAATTGCGTACATAAAAAATACATTGTTATTTACTTATGGATTGGACAAAGAAGCTGAACAAAAAGTTATTAAACATTTAGTAGAGTTCGGTAAACAAAGAATGCTAAAGAATGATGTATCTGTA